ATGGCTCCTCCGAAGCGTTTTCAAATAAATTCTAAAAATTACTTCCTCACTTACCCACACTGCTCTCTTACCAAAGAAGAGGCACTTTCCCAATTAAAAGCCCTAGATACACCAACCAATAAATTATTCATCAGAATTTGCAGAGAATTACACGAAGATGGGAGCCCTCATCTCCACGTCCTCCTGCAATTCGAAGGAAAATACAGATGCACAAATCAACGATTCTTCGATCTCGTATCCCCAACTAGGTCAGCACATTTCCATCCGAACATTCAGGGAGCTAAGAGCTCGTCGGACGTCAAGGCCTACATGGAAAAAGACGGGGACGTCGTTGATTTTGGAATTTTCCAGGTCGATGGAAGATCAGCTAGAGGAGGTTGCCAGTCTGCCAACGACGCATATGCCGAGGCAATCAACTCAGGGTCCAAGTCATCGGCCTTGTCTATATTAAGGGAGAAAGCTCCCAAAGATTTTGTTTTACAATTTCATAATTTAAATAGTAATTTAGATAGGATTTTTGCTCCTCCGTTGGAGGAATTTGTTTCTCCTTTTTTATCTTCTTCCTTTGATCAAGTTCCAGAGCAACTTGAGGAATGGGCTGCCGAGAACGTCAGGGATTCCGCTGCGCGGCCGTGGAGGCCCATGAGTATTGTGATAGAGGGGGATAGCAGGACAGGGAAGACCATGTGGGCCAGGTCTCTACATCCACGTCATAATTACCTTTGCGGCCACCTTGACTTAAGCCCCAAGGTTTACAGCAACGAGGCATGGTACAACGTCATTGATGACGTGGATCCCCACTATCTAAAGCACTTTAAAGAGTTCATGGGGGCCCAAAGGGACTGGCAAAGCAACACCAAGTACGGGAAACCAATTCAAATTAAAGGTGGTATCCCAACAATCTTCCTCTGCAATCCAGGCCCAACGTCATCATACACAGAATATTTAGACGAGGAGAAGAATGCTGCCCTAAAGGCCTGGGCAATTAGAAATGCAACCTTCATCACCCTCTACAGCCCACTCTACTCCAGTACCCATCAAGGTGCGACACAGATCAGAGAAGAAGAGAGCACCTCGCAGGCGGAGGATTGATCTGAACTGTGGGTGTTCTATATACGTCAGTTTAGGGTGTGCAAATCATGGATTCACGCACAGGGGTCACCATCACTGCAGCTCAGGCAAGGAGTGGCGCGTATATCTGGACAGTGCCAAATCCCCTTTATTTCAAAATCACGAGCCACGCACAACGACCGTTCAACATGGATCAGGACATAATAACAGCACAGATCCAATTCAACCACAATCTCAGATCTCAACTGGGTCTACACAAGTGCTTCCTGACTTTCAAGATTTGGACTCTCTCACATCATCAGACCTCGCATTTCTTAATTTTATTTAGGACACAAGTGTTGAAGTATTTAGATGATTTGAGTGTAATTTCAATTAACAATGTAATTAGGGCAGTTGATCACGTATTGTACGATGTATTAGATGGAACAGAGTATGTACAACAATTTACTGATATAAAATTCAAGCTTTATTAATTCTGTACTGAATCATAGAAATACACTCTGATTTTCAATGTAGCATACACTGGATTACTGGCATGAGTACAGGCCATATACAATAACAAAGCATTTTCAGTATGGTTCTCATATTTAGCAGCCTCTTGGTGATTGTATGTGACATGATGATTCAACCTCCAGAAACGCTTGATCATAGCTTGTTCCTTAGACGCATATTGCCCACCTGTAACCGTACCAGTGAACTTGTGTAAAACCTGCAAGCGATCTCTCAAATCCTGTTTGATAGTAGCCGTACTAGGTTCATTTTCATACATATTAAACGCCTCTTGGAAACCATAAGGAACGGACACAGGGCGCCTATCTCTAACAAGCCAGAAGATCACGTTATTAGTGTGATTCTTGAGCTTAATGTTCTCATCCATCCATATCTTTCCAATGATATAGACTGATTTAATACAAAACCTCTTCCCAACACGATGTGTAAGTCCATTACCACGAGTAATATCTGAGATACATAACATTTTACCAGAGTGACCAACATCATCTTTCTTCTCGAAAGACTGGACCTTACACGGGCCTTCACACCCCTTAGGTACATCAGGGCTTCTGTACATCCTGTATATCCTGGGCTTCCGATACATGGGCCTTTGAGCCCATGATCTCTCTTTGCTTGTGCCTTGGGCAATGGGGACATTCACACGGCTGACATACGGGCCGTCGAAGTTCAGACGGCGACGTGCCCTGAATGCGGGAGTGAAAATCCCTATATCTGCTGGTCGCTTCGACATAATTCTTCGCACGAACAACACCTATAAGATCGCGTATTAGATCGTAACCCACCGTATCCGGAGAGTATGTAGCCTCAACCAGAAGAAGGTATTTAACCGCTAGCATACACCGAAAACCGTGTACGGTTTCAGGGAAATCGTTAAGTAAAGGATCCCACATGTTTAACCTTTAAAATTAGGGCTGACGTATATAAAGACAAAAGTGACGTCAACATCCACTTATCTAACTTTCAAGGCACGAACTCTATTGGCCGACAAGGGGGGCCCACCACGAAATTTCGCGCGGCCATCCGGTAATATTAGACGGATGGCCGCTTTACCAATTTGAATTTTAAATTCAACATTAAAGTAATTACAATAATGCCATTAGGTACCACCATATATATTGGTACCAATGTACCGATACCAGGAGAGAGATCAATTGGTACCAATTGACCAAGTCA